GATGTTCTTGGTAGTAAGGAGCGGAAGATCTTTTGCAACCTCATGCTTTGGACGACCTAAGAAATATGGATCAATGCGTTCACGGAACGCTTCGATGTCGCGCTTCTTATACCCGACAACAATCTTGATTCTGCGACGACCGCCAGGGAGAGGTTGGTCTCTTGTAACGCAGTATTCCATCATAAAGGCGTTCTTGGTCGTGAAGAGATGTGGGACTGTGACCTTATAGATCGCCCACGCTTCCATCAACTTATTCTTGATGATAGTAGCACTCAGAGACCAAGCGCGCGACGCACTACCTGCTAAGTGCTTACAGACTTGATGCACCTGAGCACGATCATTCTTGAATGCGGTCGCCTCGTCAAACACGACGATGTGTCCTACATAGGGCTGTAGGTAGTCAAAGTCCACACACGCAGTACGGTAGCCTAAGATGAGTGCCTTCGGTCCATCTTCGTAGTCTTTAAACTCTTGATGGATCTTCTGCCTCTTCTTCTTCGACCCGAGGCACTTGAACACCCGCACACCTTCAGTAAATCTACCAAACTCAGACTCCCACTGTCCTACAGCGCTCTTTGTCGTGCAGATGATCGCTGGAGTGTCAGGCTTTCTATCCCATATCAGAGATAAGGCAGCGATAACCTGTAGGGTCTTACCTAACCCTGTGTCATCCCCTAACACGAAGCGAGGCATAGCGAGAAGGTGAAGAATCCCTTGTATCTGATAAGGACGTAGCGTGAGAGGTGAACCGCCTTCTAGATTCGATCTGAGAATCTTTGAAGGTGGAGCTTTCAGATCATCTCTAACTCTGATCTGTTTCAGTTTGTCGATGGTGACTTGGAGTTTATCGGACATCAATCTTCCTTTTTCTGTAGCGGTGACGTGGTCGTCTTATACTACGTTAAGAGAAGGTGACTCTGAGAGGTGGTTGAGATAACGATCCTACAAGGACTCTCTCAGTGCGATATAGAGTGGACTGATCATCATCATACGTCGCGCTGAAGTCCAGATAAAGAGTCTGACCTTCGGTGTCGGCTGGGAGGTTAACACTTAGAGTGTATCGATGAGTGTTCTCTGCTTGCTGGATAGGTACTAGATTATCTTCCAGAGTTGTGTACTGCCCTGCATCATAGAAGTACAGAACAGCGCTCACGTTGCTCACGGATAATCCTCTACCGACTGAGTCTTTCCATTCGATGATAGAGAGATACGTTTGTCCAGCTTTTGCGTTACTTGTAATCATGTGTTCCTCTTATAGAAGTATAGATATAAGATCTAGATGTTATTGTTACTCTACTCACTAATACTCATACTAATAGTAATAGAGGCGAGACTGAAAAAATATCCATAAGGAGATGTCATGGCACTGAAGATGGAAGAGAGCGCGACGATCACACAACCTGTGATCTTGATCGGGGTTGAGGAGACTGAGTTAACAGGCTTCGACAAGGTCAAGATCTCTATACGCGATAGAGATCTGATCGTATCAGAGCAACACTTTAACGGAAAGCTCTCTGTGAGAATGATTAACGGAGAGCTAGAGATTTTTGTCGAGAAGGAGGAGCGATGTTCGCTAATCTAACCATGGCAGTGCGCGATAGGATCATTCAAGAGTTGAGAGATTTCTGGCAAGACGATCCTAGATATGAAGGCTTCTCAAACAACATACAAGGCAAGTTTAGTTTCGATGAGCGACCTCAGTTTGGGATGGTTGTTCGGACAGGTGGAGCGTCTAACGTCGTATTGAGTCCGAACAACTTTATTGGGACCGTACAGGGGAGAGTCTATCTAGCTGGAGTCGCAGGGAAGAAGACTTATGGATCGATAGAGTGGGTGAGGGAAGATGTAAACGCGACTTTTGAAGAAGGCATCTATCACGTCAAGGTGTATGACGCTCCAGATCAAGACGTTGTAGGACATCTATTCGATCTGGTATTACGTCGATATTTGAGAGTAACAGAGCGCGATCTCGTCTTTGGGGCTCCTGATCAGATTTTACTTAACGACGTTCCAGTGAAAGGATCGCTTAGGATTATTGAGTCTCCTTCGGATCGCATTTTGAGACAAGATGAGTATGTTGTCGATTACGAGACAGGGGTTATAGATCTCACTGAAGCCGTTTTGGGCGGTCTTACGCTTCGATGTGTCTACACGGTTGATAAGGGAGACTCAGAGCCATTTAGAGTGCGTCCTGATGTTGCATATCGAAATATTATTAGTGGGGCGGTATTGGCTTTTGGTAGGAAGCTCAAAGGAGGGGATGAGCAGATAGTGGTAGTTTCAAGTAAGAGGGAGTCAGTCGCTCAGGAATATGGAGGTAGATGGGACGTGAGCGTGGACTTAGAGTTGATAGCGCGCGACGTACACTCACAGGCAGATATAGCGGATCGCACTGTGGTTTGGGTTTGGGCTTCGCTAAGAGACAAGTTAACCAACCTTGGAGTAGACGTGATGGATGTCTCGTTAGGCGGTGAGGCTGAAGAGGTCTATGACGAGAACGGGGATGATTACTTTTATACCGCGAGCATATCCTTTACGGTGCAGACAAACTGGTTCATCCACTTCCCTCTTACGATACCGATCTTAGCGGTGAGTCAAGAAAACGTGTTACCTTTTGCCGTCGAGCCTCCATCGGCTCCTGTTGTCGGAGCTGGATCGTCTTGGCTTGGACAGAGATTGCTTTGATAATCTCTTAATAGAACAGTCGTAGATTGAAAGGGGAGGATGTCATGCCTATATTAAAGTTTCAATGTCAGCGGTGCGGGCTCTTATTTAAGAAGCGCGCTAAGAGTCCGACTGTGAAGTGTGTCTGCGGTGAGATGGTCACATCGCAAAGAGGCACGCTCTCCGTAGGATTCAGTTCTGATGTTGAAGGACAGAGCGCGCAAGACACAGGGATGGATAGTTTTGATCTTGATTACGACCGAGTGATCGGTCAGGACGCGCGCGCGAAATGGGACACCATTTATGCGCGACGCAAAGATAAGTGGGATCTCATCCATTCTAGTGAAGGCGCGAGCGGTTCAGACATTCTCCGAGAAGACGATGGCAGTTACCTTATACACAGCCATGCTGGCGAGGTGCTAAGAAGTAACCGAGACCGTGCTATGGAAACCATTAAAAACACTAACGACAACACCCTTAGTAAGGAGTAAATATGGCTATTCGAGGAGGCTACGCGCCACCAGGAGTTTACACTGAGTCGGTCTTTGAGTCACCAACGCCTCAGTCAATCACATCAGGAAGACTTCCTCTTCTTATTGGTACAGGTAGAGAGACTGTCTCGGCATCTGGATTGACTCTCGTCAGAGGCTCTTCAGCAACCGTAGATCAGCAAATCGTGGAAGAGGATGCAACAGGTCGCATTGTTCTGGCTGAGAATCCAGACGGGTCATACGACTTAGATGACTTTAACGCTATCTCTAATCAAGTTAGAGTTAAGCATTGGCCTATCGTATCAGGTGAAGGACTCGGTGCTACATCGAACAGTCCAGCATCTGTGAGCGCGTCCGTTAACGGACTCCAAGTCGTCGTGCTTGCTGTTAACGGCGCCGACGGTATCGTCACTATCTCAGAATCTCCTTCAATGGGAGATGACGTTCGGGTCAGTTATTTCTTCAACCGTACAGACAGTCTCGTCTCTGAAGAAGACCTATCAACACAAGTCTCATCAGAGCAGACCGTTCTCCGTAATCAGACCCGCGAGTCGTTCGACTATGCTTTTACCGCACAGACGAACAGTCTCATCTTGACTGTAGATGGGGTGACTCAATCACTCACTCTCTCTACAATCAATACAACACGCGCTGACAATCTCCAGCGTCTCGTTACTCTGATCAACGGGTCAGGGCTCGCGTCATTGACAGCCTCTGTCTACATAGACAACTACGGGGTGAATAACCTTGAGCTTAAGTCTAACGGTCAGATTCTAATCGGTGCAGGTAGTGCTAACAGCTCTCTCGGACTGTTTAGTGGACAAGGAGGTTCAGCGCGACGCGCGACATTCTTCACCGCGAATAGTCCAATTGTTGACGGTACTAACGGTGGTGCCGTGACTGCTTCTGTCGAAGACGTGACTGTACTTGTCAACGGATTGAGCGTCGTGCCGAGCGCTGTGGACGGTTCTAATGGATCGATCACTCTTCCGAGCGCTCCGCTTGTCGGGGAAACTGTTTTAGTGACGTATCACTACAATAGTTTCCGTGATCAGTTCGACTTCCTTCCAGCGCGTGACGTGACACGGATCAATCGCGTATCTGAGGTTCCTTCTGGAGGATCTCCTGCGTCGCGTTTTGATGAGTCTATCAGTTGGGTACTCAAGGACGATAAGATCCTTTGGGGTTCAGCGTCTCTCGTCACAGAGGTAGAGGACTCGACCTTCTCTATCTCTCAAGTCAACGCAGGGCTTATCGACGCGAAGGCTTATCTTGCCGAGTGTACCCGCATCTCATCGACAGTCTTCCGTCTTCCTAATCAGCCTGTAGACGGTACAGGGACAGGAAAGCCTACGTCTAATCCTGCCCATGTGCAAGCAAAGGCTGGTACGTCGATCAGCGATGCCGTTGAGCGCTCTGATGTGACTGTATTGAGAGTTAATCACTCAGACTCTACAATCACACTCGCTCAGCCTGTAAGCGCTGGTAGCAAGGTTTTCGCGACCTTCTTCTTTAGCAACGTCCAAGATCAAGTCGTCAGCGCTGGTGGAGGATATGAGCTTTCAGTAGTGACTGCTGACCGAAGCGGTGAAGGTATCTACTCAATCAAGAGAGGTGTCACCGATCTCTTCGCTGTGACTCTTGAAGGTAAAGGTACTGATCTTACCGAGACTGCACTCAACTTCCCGTCGGGTAGTGAGTTGTTGACTGACGCGCGACTCAGTGGCGGTGTTCAAGTAGAAGAGAATATCACAGTCCAGATCGAGGACTTTTTAGCGACTCCTGCTGTGTTCGTCGCGCCTGGGTTTGGTCCTTACAGTCTCGGTGAGAGTCTGTCTCTTAGCATGAACATGAACGGTACTGATCTTGAAGCGTTTGATCTGAATAAGGCAGTTCATGTTCCAAAGATCATCGGGAACGCCCTCCCTTACACGAATACTTCTAATGAGCAGAATGTCGGAGACATCGACGGAACTCTTCTCTTTGAGAGTAACGGAAGAGCGGTGAGTGTCAACATCACTCAGGCGGCTGCTGATGTCTCACACTTCGTGAATGAGATTAACGCAGTGAGCGCGAGCATTCCCGAATCTTATACTGCGATGGCTGTACTGCCTGCGACGTTTGATATTGTCGTAAACAGTATGGATCAAATGACCATCCAATATGACGGTAATCTGGGTAACCAGACACGTACAATCACGATTGCTCCTGACACTTATACCGCTGAGACGCTTGCAGACGAGATCAATGATAAGATCACAACAGCGTTTGATGGCATCATCTCTGATGTCGTCGCGGGCACTACCAGTCTTTCATTCTCTGTAGACAACGCGAACCGAATGATCGCGACGCTATCTGGACTTCGACCTGGCGACAACTTCGGTATGGTTAGCTTCCCATTTGATGGGGCGAGAATGATTGGTCGTCTTCTCGGTATCGATATTGAGTCGCGCTTCGGTCTGTTACCTTTTGCTGACTTTGTCAACGTGGGTCTTGGTATTAACGGGGAGAAGGAAGACCGACTCATCGTCAAAGGTAGGACGATGAGTGGCACTCACTATCTCCCTCCTGCAAGATTGCGTACAGAGATCATCGGAGGTGATCTTGTCGAGAAGGCGGGCTTGTCGTCAACACTCTTTGCTGATGCTTCCTCGCTTGCATACAACCCTCGGATTGCAATCCAGATGCAGACATCTTGGACAGCACAGCA